GAGGCGTTCGCCGGCGTGATCCTGGCGGAAGCCCACGGCTACGCGCAGTTTCTGGATGTCGTCGATCTGCACGCCCTCGGCGCGCAGCCGGTGGATGATTTCTTCGATCATGTCGTCGAACTCCTTGGTTGCACTCACGCAATGCCTCCAATGCGGCCGAAGCGGCGGATGCGTCCGGGGTGGGCGGGCGGCGGCGCATCGGCGGGCGCAGACGGGGCGGGCGCGGTTGGGGTCTTTCCGGACAGGCGCAGGGCGGCCAGGGCGTAGAGCAGGCAGTCCAGGGCCTCGTTGCGCGGGCGGGTCTGCACCCATTCCTGGATGGGGCGGGTGCCGCGCACCTTGGTGACCAGCTTCTCGGCGGCGAGCTGGGCGAAGTATTCGTCGTCGAAGGCCGGGTCGCGCGGGAAGTGCACGTAGCCGGGGCCGGGCTGGGTGAGCTTGAGCCGCGAGTACACCAGGGCCTTGCCTTGATCCACGCCGAGGGGCTCCACCTGCACGGCCTTCTTGCGCCGGTTGCGCAGGCGCTGGCGGCGGCGCTTCTCGTCCTCGATGAGGGGCCGGCCCATGCCGGTGACGCCCTTGACGGCCACGGCCCAGCGGCGTTTTTCCGTGAAGGCGTAGGCCATGCTGGTGTTGTAGCCGGAGTCGATGGCGGCCAACTGCACGCCGGCGGCGGTGAGGTCGTCGGCCAGGTCTTCCCACACTTCCGGGCGGGCGGTGTCGCCGGGCAGGATGAGGTGATCCACCAGCCAGGCTTCCTCGCCCACGCCCCAGGCGACGATGGAGGCTTCCAGGCGGTCCTTCTGCACGTCCACCCCGGCGGTGACGAGGCTGGCGGGCAGGGTCTCGGGGTAGTCCTCCAGGCGGGCGATGAGGGCCATGTCCTCGATGCTGTCGCCGGCTTCCTCCCAGGTCTCGCCCAGGGTGGTGTTGATGAAGCGCTTGAGGTTGGCGGTGTCGCCGTGGGCGTCTTCCCATTGGCGCCAGATCTCGCGCCAGGTGAAGCCCAGGCCGATGGGGGAGTACAGGCCGTTGATCCAGTAGCCGCGCACCGGGCTGGCCGGGTTGCGCGGTATCCAGCGGCCCCGGGCCAGCATGTCGGGCTTGTGGTGCTCGTCGATGCGCTCGCCGCAGTGGATGCAGGCGTAATAGACCTCGCCGCTGGTGGCGTTGTGGATCAGGCCATAGCGCCCGTCCGGGTGGCGGAAGCGCAGCACCTGCAACTCGTCGCAGTGAGGACAGGGCACGTGGTACTCGCGCTGATCGCTTTTCGCATACTCGCCCTCGATGCGGCTGGCGCCCTTGACCGTGGGCGTGGACACCAGCATGACCTTCCGGCGCGGGAAGGTCTTGGTGCGCTCGTCGATGAGGCCAAGGGGGTCGCCTTCCTGGCCGACTTCCCAGGGGAAGCGGTCCACCTCGTCGCACAGCACGTACCGGATCGGCATGGAGGCCAGGGAGGCGGGCGAGTTGGCGCCGCCGATCACCAGCATGCCGCCGGGAAAGTCCTTGAGGTCCTCGGCGTTGCCGGCGTCGCGCTTGGCGCGCGCGTCGAACAGCTCGCGGATGATGGGCGTCTCGTTCAGCAGCGGGTCCAGACGCTGCCGCACCCAGCGCTTGCGCACCTCCAGGGTGGGCAGCACCACCAGCATGGGCGCCGGGGCGTGCTGCATGACGTAGCCGATCCAGTTGAGGCCCATCTCGGTCTTGGTCATCTGTGCCGCGAACATCAACACGATGCGCTGCACCGGGCTGGAGGCGCTCAAACAATCCATGGGCTCCCGCGCGAACGGCACCCGCTCGGTGCGCCAGCCGCCCGGCTCGCCGGAGGACTTGGAAGTGAGGACGCGGTAGCGGTCGGCCCATTGGGAGACGGTGGTGAGGGGACGGGGCGCAAGATCGCGCTTTCCGTCCAGCAGGATCTCACGCAGGGGTTCGCTGAAGGAGAGTTCCGCGCGCATCAGTTTATCCCGTCCAGTTTCCGCGCGAAGGCGTCGGCGCACTCGCGCAGGGCGTCCGCGATCACCCCGGCCAGGTCGTGGTGAATGGCTGCCACATCCCCCCGGCGGGCGGCCAATTCCGACGAGGCGCGATCCGGCACGGATTCCATTGTCGAGCGCAGGACGATGAAAGCAGAACGCCAGGCATCCCGAACCTTTTCCTTTTCATACAACTCGCCAGCGGCGCGGCGGGCCTCGATCTCCTTTTGCCTCGCCGTCCATTCCCGTTCCAGCATCACCGCCACGTTGCGACGGTGGGCGACTTCTTCCTTGCCAAGGGTGGCGTCGGAGTCCGCCCCCGTTTCACCGATCTGGCTGATTTTTTCCGCCCCGCCCTGGCTTACCCATTCCCTCCCCTCGTCAAATTGCGCCTTGCGCGCCTGGTGATGCGGCATGGGGCTTTCCGTGAGGTCACGCATCTTGTGCGCGGCTTCCGGGTCGATCAGGCCGTGGGCGTCGGCTTCGATGCGGGCGTTCTTCAGCCAGCGGTTGACCGTGCTGCGGTTGACGCCGCACAGGCGGGCGAATTCGGCCTGGGTGACGCGCTTGCCGGCCACGTTCACGCCGCCACCTCGAAGTCGATATCCGCGATGGGCGCGGATACCGCCACCGGCACCAGGACGGCATCGTCCAGGCCCTGCTGATAGGCCCGCTCCACCACGTGCATCAGCGCGGCGTCCAGGCTGTGCCGGGTGCCGGCGTGATCGGCCAGAAAATCGGCGAAGTCGGCGCGGACGCGGTTGAGGTCAAGCATGGCTTCAGGATTCCGCGATATCGGTCAAAACGGCACCCACTCATTCCCGAAGCGCTCGGCATAGATTGCCGCTCCGGCTTCAAACATTTTCCCCACCCTGTCTCCTGACGGCTCATGCCGGGCTTTGAAACTCCGCTCCAGATTCAGTACTTTGCGAAGTGCGTCATAAGCCTCCGGCTCCCCCACATGGCGCATGTAGTAGTCCCATGCTTCTTCGCTTTCTGTTCTGCATGTCATGATCTACGTCTCCTTTCCCTGTTCCGGGTCTGTTCCGGGTACCCGGAACGCGGAATACCGCATGGTTGTAGGGCGTTCCGGGTGTTCCTGGTGTTCCCCCCGCTTGCGCGCGGGAGAGAGATGTTGTGCGTGCGCGCGCGTGAATGAGTGCGTGCTCGCGCGTGACGCGCGCGGATAACCCTGAACACCCGGAACAGGGCGGAAAAAGCTTTCCAATTCAAGCACTTAGGCTGTTCCCGCAACCCGGAACAGACCCGGAACAGGCCCGGAACAGATGGGGCGCCATGGGGGTGTTTCATGCCGCCCATCGGCCTCCCTCGCTTTCCGGCGCGCCCTGCTGGAAGGCGAATACGCTGTCGGTGAGCCATTCGGCGCCGGATTTGTCCGGGGGCTGGGCGGTCTTGGCGGCCTCAAGGACGCTGTTGGGAGGGATGACCAGCACCTTGGGGACGCTGGTGCCGCTGTAGTGGGTGTTTTCGTACACCCGGGCCTTCTTCTTCTCCCAGCCTTTCAGCCGTGCGACGGCGCCGTGGAACTGGTTGGAAGGGCGCGGCCGGGGTTCGCCGTTGCTGCGGCACCATTTAAGGTAGGCGGCATACAGGTCGATGGCCAGGCAGGGGCAGATGGGATAGCCGGTCTGGCCGTCGAGCCAGTCGTCGATGAAGCGATATTCACTTGGCTTGGAAAGCGCGATCAAGGAAAGCTTGGCTTGCGTGCTGGGCGGTCGCTTCTTGGGGTGGAAGTCGCCCAGGTCCAGTTCCATGAGGTAGTGATAGAAGGCTTCGACGCCGCCGTTTTCCAGCTCGAGGAAGACGGCGTCGTAGATGGCCTCGGGCAGGGCGTCCGGGGTGTAGACCACGCAGTGGCGGCGGTCGTCGTTGTCCAGGGGCAGCGGCTGGTTCTCGTTGCTCAAGAACACGGCGTTGACCTGGTTGCGCTGGCGGTAGGCGGCGACGTTCTTGGGGTTGACCCGTATCCATTCGCCGGTGATGAGTTCCTTCAGTTCGTTCTTGATGTGCCACATTTCGGCCCTGGTCACCACTTCCTCGGCCAGGATGAACAACTTGGAATCCACCCAGTCGGCGTTGAACTTGTCTTCCAGGCCGCGCTGATTGAGGACGGTGGCGTAGTCGCCGTAGATCTTGGCCAGGGTCTGGAAGACGGTGCTTTTGCCGGTGCCCTGGGGGCCGTGCACGATGAGGGCGCTGGACATCTTGGCGCCCGGGTGCTGCAGCGGGTAGGCCATCCAGCGCAGCACCCACTGGAACAGTTCGGCGCGGTTGGCTTCGGCGCTGCACAGGTATTCCAGCAGGTCGAGCAGGGATTGGCAGTCGCCGGCCTTGGGCGTGAGGGGCCAGCCGCGCCAGGTGTTGAGGCGGACGGCCTGGTCCTTGCCCGTGGGGTCGAAGCCGATCTCGTCCAAATAGACGGCGCCCCTGTATTGCCAGACGGGATGCCGCTTGATGTCGTCGGCCCGGCCGCCGGCGGGCAGCAGGGCGATCATCTGGTCCTTGTTGGCCACCTTGCGGGTCCATCGGTCGAAAACGTATTTCCCGGTGCCGTCGTCGATGGGCTCGAAGCGTTCCACCAGTTCGTCGATGGACATGACCGAGCGCGCCCGGGGCCGCTCCCCCTCTTTGGCTGGGGCGCCATCCCCCCCTCCCCCAAGTGTGCGCCCCCGCGCGCTGGCCTGGCCGTCGCGCCACTGGTTGGCGTCGAGGGCGGCGTTGATCTGGTTGGCCAGGGTGAGGGCGGAGGTGAGGACGGCGAGGTCGTTGAAGTCGGTGAGCTTCTTCCCGTCGCGCTTGTCGGCGCCGGTGTCCGGTTCGAGGAAGTCGGGTTTGACCCAGGCGGCATGCTCGATCTCGGCGGTGGCCTGGGCGGCGGCGGTGACGCCGGGGTTGCCGTCGGTCAGGTAGTCGTCGTCGGCGCAGAACAACAGGCGCAACGCGGGATAGGCTTTGCGCAACAGTTTGCCGGCCTTGGCCAGGTTGTTGGCGCTGAAGGCGTAGGCCACGGACTGGCCGGTGGCCTCGTTTAGGCTGGCGGCGGTGGCGAAGCCTTCGGCCACCAGCAGGATGCCGGATCGCTGGATGGGGCCGATGAGGCCGAAGGTGCCGGCCATGGCCATGCCGGTGGGCCAAAAGTCCTTGTCACGACCGGCCTTCTGGCGCGGGTGACCGCGTCCATAAATGAATTGAATGCCGTTGACGTTGCCGTTCACGTCGTGCATGGGCACCACCAGGGCGGGGTGGCCTTCGGCGATGGCCTGTTGCAGGCGCCACTGATTGGTTTCGTCGCAGCCGGCGAGCTGCAGGCCGTCGAGGCTGGTGAGCACGCGCAGGCCGTGGGGCTGGATGCCCTTGCGGGTGAGGTATTCGTGATCCTTGACCGGTTTGGATATGGCCCAGACCTGGGCGGCCCAGGCGGCGGCCTGCTTGGCTTCGGCGATGCGGCGCTTCTTGGATTGATCGGCGGCGGCGCGGTTGGCCGCGATGATGGCCTTTTCCTCGACCCGGCTTTTCTCCTTGTCCTGGGCTGGGTCGAACACCGGCATGGCGATCTTCTGGTAGCCGTCATCGTTCCCGCGCCAGACACCAAATTCCCCCACCAGGTAGACGTTTCCATAGGGCGAAGGCCATTCCCGCAGGCGCGTCCACCCGCGCCATTCGTTGTCCTCGTTCTCGACCTTCCAGCGCTGGATGCTGTTGTCGACGATGAGCGAGTGCCCGCGCCGGTCCCGATCCAGGATCAGCCCGGCCTCGCGTAGCTGGCGGATGGCGTCGGAGTAGTTCTTCATCGCGCGGTGGCCAGGGCCTGGCGGTAGGCGGCGTCGAACAGGCGCGGGAAGTCCTCGCGCGCCGCTTTGCGGGCAAGGGCGGGCAGGTCGATGCGCTTGCGGTAGGCGGCCCGATCCACGAACAGGAACATTGGGGTGATGGCGCGGTTGTTGACGCGCCGCCAGATGCCCGGGGCCAGGTGCGCGGCGCGCGGCGCGCCCTGGGTGACAACGAAATAACCCTTGGTGACGGTGGTCTTGCCGCGCCGGCCCACCACGTTCACTCGGCGGCGTAGGGCGCCCAGGATCTCGGCGACGGCGGCCTTGCTCGGATTGCCGTAGCGGTCGAGCTTGATGCCGGGTCCTGGCACCACATGCCAGCCATTAGGCAGCGCGCCCATGGCGGCCATGGCAACTTCCATCGGCTTGTGGCCGCGCAGTCCGCCGGTGAAGTGCTCGCGCACCAGGGTCGCCGGCGCGACGCCTCGACCGGGCTTGATATCCTTGATCCCCACCACCGCGGTCAGATTCTGCGGCTTGGCCGGGCGGATGTACTGGGACTTGAGGGAGTAGGGCGATGCCCCCGGCAGGACTTCGCGCATCTTGCGCGCCAGATCGTCCTTGACCACCCCGGCCGTGCGGGTCAAGGCCACGGCGGCGGCGTAACGGGCCTGCTTGGACGCCGCGATCAGCATGCGGCGGGTGGCGGAATCATCGACCTTGACGTGGATCATGTTGCCTATGCCCCGCCCCAACACCCTAGCGGAATCCCGGGG